TATATCTAGACGCAAGTCTGTCATACAAGTTATCTTCGATAGCTTCTTCTGTGATAGCGAATGCTAATGCAATCGTTTCGTTTGTGTAACGAGCTGTGAAAGTTTCTTGTGCATCGTCAAAAGTTACGCCCTGTCCTTCAGGTTTAACATTTGCATTTGCGAAACCAGCTAACATTACTTCCTCTTCGAAAGCTCTGTCTGATGATTCTGTGTCAAAAATTTCTGACCACTGCTCGCCGTATTGTTTGTACTCAAGTCCGAATAGTGCATTCAAACCTGGTTCTAGTTCTTTAACTAGTTGTGCTCTTGATATTGCCATAGTTTTATTCTCCTATTCTAGATTAAGCGTATAAACCAGCGCCACCAGCGATCGCAACAATAACGTTTCCACCAACTGCGGTGAAATCTTTATTTTCTGGATCGTTGCCGAAAGCAACTAGTTTAAACATTGCCGTTGCACCAGCTGAACCGATATCTAAAGTAGTAATTGATTGACCACTTTTATTATCTGCTGCAGTGTAGTTATTTACGTTGAAGTTGTTTGCTCCACCTATTAAGGTTTGTGCAACAACTGCATCCGCTTTCACTTCATATTGCTGAAACGGGTTGTTGATTATAAACGCTTCAATTTCATTTGAACCGTTATTATAGTTTACTGATGTAGTTTGACCTGCAACAATGTTATTGCTGAAAGTTGGTTTGCCTGTAGCATCAATAAAGAATGCTCCATTGAACACGCCTGTTAATAATGCGTCTGCATTATTAGCCCAACCTGTTCCACCGGCTCCACCATCATCAGTTAGCGTAAACGATGCATCTTGTTGGAAACCCTGATTGCCTGCATCTTGTGTAGACATTGGATCTCCTTTATTAGACGCAACGCCTGGTGCTGTTTGGATTCTGTACTCAGCTTGACCAGATGTAGCTGGAGTTTGTCCAACTGTATTGATCGCTCTAAGTCCAAATCCTACTGTACTTGCATTTGCCATAGTTTTTTCCTTGTTATGTAATGACCCCATAAGGGTCAGTACGGATTAATTGTTAATTCGTTGGGTAGGAATTACTAAATAATTAGCTTTTCTTTGTACCACCGAAGGTTACACGAGTATTAGATTCCTTTTGGAATTTCATACTTGGGTGCTGTTCCTTCATAAGATTGTTATCTACTGCTTCTTCTTTTGCATCGTTTTGCTTTTTATAATAAGCATCGATTTGAAGCGCAATCTCTTCGGGTATCCTAGCCAGCAATAGGCCTCCCACTCCGATAATTCCAGCGTACTTGCCTTCAGATTCAGATGGATAATGAGTGTCCGGATATTCGTCAGCTCTCACTAACTCCCATCCTTCTCGCAAAGAGGCCGCTATATTTTTAGCGTCTGATTGTCCGAGAATTTCGGCTCTTATCCACTGATGTCTAAAACCAGTTGGTGCTGGTGGTGCATCGAGTGAGTTGGGTGGAGACCAAACTTTTTTTGTTTCAGCTTTCGCTCTTGTCTGGCTCGCACGTGAAGTCTTAATTTTTTCGTTTTCCATATGCCTATACTCCTTCCGTGATGTTAACTTGTTTCGCATATTCTTCTAATGGCACGCCTAATCTTTTAGCAATTGCTACCTGTGATGGCGAGAGTCTCACAGTTTTATTTTTGCGTCCTGTTGAGGCTGAACGATTGGCCGAGGCTACATTCTGAGCAGGTTTTGCTCTTTCTGTAGTATTGTCTCCTATCTTATCAAATTTATGCGGAAATTCAACCCTTATTCTTTTGTCGACTTCTGTATAATATTCTCTAGATTTTGGATCAAAACCTTCTTGTTCTACAAGCTTTTTGTGTATATCAAAAGCCGTATAAGTCATAGCTGAATCATTACCAAACCAACTATTTTCAGATGCCCAGGCTTCTGCCATAGGATCTGTTTGAGCTGCTTGTCTTGTTTGTTGAGGTGTTACATTTACCTCTTTTGGTTTAGATTCTTCTGCTACTTTCATAGCATTCAGTCTTGCACCATCCATAGTTAGATTTGCAATCTGTTCTTGAGCTTTTACTTGACCATCAACGTCTTGAGCTTCAATAGCTGTTTTAAGAGCTTGTCTTGCAGCAACCATATTTGTTTTAACTCTTGATTCAAATTCTGAAGTGTAAGATTTATCTAATTTAGATAATCTTCCTTCTAACTCACTTTTTTGTCTATTAGTTGTATCTGCAAAAGCAATAGCTTCTTCTCTTTGTCTTTCAGCTTCTCGCATTTTACGAGTTAATTTAGCAATACGTTTTTGAACGCCATCACTATATTCCCCGTGTTCATCTTTTGCTTTTTCTTCTTTTTTAGTTTCAACAGGTTTAACTTCTTCTGCTGCAACCTGTTCTACTTCTATTTTTTCTTCTACAGGTGTTTCAACTTTTTCTGGTTCACCTTTATTATCTAAATTAATTTCAGTTGCCTGTTGATCAGACTCTCCGACATCAATAAGACTATCTACTTTTTTGTTTTCGTTTTCTGTTGGCATAGTTTCCTTCCTATGTTGTTAAATGTAATGAAGAACTGATTCAGGATCACCTATGGTCCCTAACACTTCATCATCGTTAAGTATTCTTACTTCTCCGCCTTCTATTGGTAATCTTGCGCCAGCGTATCTAGCGAACATTACCCAATCTCCTACTTTACACCAGGGTTCATTAAATTTACTTTTATCCTGATATGCAAGATCTCCCATTTTTAAAACATAACCACAAGTTGTTGCGATTCTAGCTTTATCTAATTGTTCTTGAGAGAATAAAATTCCACCTTTAGTTTTTTCTTTTGGTGTAAAAGGTAAAACTAAAATTCTGTATCCGACCGGGTTTGGTAACTCGTCTTCTACTTCTTTAATATTATCTTTGTCTAATCTTTTTACGTGAGACTCTTCTTTTTTTTCTTTATCGTATTTTTCTTGAAGTGCCAATTTAATTTTTGGTGCTTCCTTTTCCTTTGATGTCGATAACGTTTCCGTCATTTTGCTCCTTTTCATCGTTGTTTAGCAGGTTAGAGATTTCCTGTAATACTATTTGATAAGCGTGTGCTTGTCCTAGCATATACTTATATTTTTCCATACTGTCAACCCCACCAGTAATCATATTATCTCCAATTTGTTGAAGGGTTGCATTTACTCTTTTCTTTAATTTATCAACTAACATTAAGTCTTCCATCTTCTCTCCTTATAGTTTGAATTGTTGCAATACTTTTATTTTCTCTTCGGCAGTTGCAATTTTTTCTATTAATTTATCTACTTCATTTATATGTTGTGGATGTTCTCCAATACCTACAGAATCATCTAAATAAATTTTAAGTGTAGCAGAAGCTTCAAGAATTTGAGCTTCATATCTAGCTTCTAATGCTTCTAATATTTCTGTTCTCATTTTTTATTCCTATAATGATGTAAAAGATTAACTCTTGATTTCCAGCACCATTCACTTACTTTAATAGCATATGTCTCAACAAATGCAATGGCTCTATCAATTTGATTAAAATATTTGTATAAAAATTTATCTAGCATTTCCATCTTTTTCTAGCCTGACGTAGTCTAGAATTAGGATCTTTTGCTGCACTTGGGAATTTTCTCATTTGACCTGCGCTTCTTGCACAGTATGATTTTCGCCTTTTAGCGGCAGCGGACCCTTTTTTCACTTTACCAGTCACAGCTGTTTTTAGTTTAGAACCGGGATTTTTTCTTCTGTAGGATTTAACACCGGCTCGGGTCATTCCTGCTCCAGACTTTGTAGGTCTAAAGTTTTTTTTATTTCTTGCAGGCATATTATCCTGTTTTCTCATATTATTTTTTTCGGTTAATTACTTTTTTTAATATCTTAGCTTGTCCCGCGTGTAATTTAGAAGCTTTCTTTAAACCTTTAATTACTTTTTTTACTTTATTTTTTTTGTTCTTATTCATTACAACATTCCTTTATAGTATTTTTTTAAACTTGGGTTTGAAACTTTTACTCCACCTAGACTGCCCTCAATATAGCTACCTCTATAATCTCTTTGTGCTTGTTCTATCATACCACCATCTTTTTTCTTAACAAAAGTTTTTACGTTAGTTGGTTTGCCTCCAGGATTACCGGCTGCTCTTTTTCGTTTGACAGCAGACGCCTTTTGACCTTTTGTCATCCGTGTGGCTTTTGCAAGTGGAACGCATTTTGGGTATTTTCTTTTCGAACCAGAAGATGATTTTCTTCCACAGGGTTGATACTTGCCATCCTTCTTTGGAGCTCCGATGTCCACCCATTTCTCGTTCACCCATTTTTTTAAATCTCCCATTAAGCAATCTTTGTTTTCTTTCTTCGGTCTGACATTACTTTACCACAACCTCGTGCAATGAAACCACCATTCTTTGCACTAGCTCTAACTTTTCCCTTGCATACTTTTGAAGCATACATATTTGCGTACGCCGAAGGGTAAACTTTAAATTTACGCTTTGCTGCTGCTTTTCCTTTAGGACAAAGCTTTGCCATTATTTTTTCCTTTTTTTAACTCGTCCACCTTTTTTCATAAAGCCCATTTTATTTCTAACGGGTTTAGGAAGTTTACGTAGACCTTTTCCTTTTTTACCTGCTGGTACTGGTTTCATTATGTTTTCCTATTTAGTTTTTTTAAAGTCATAGCAAGTCTAGCACGTTGTCCTAGCTTACCTTTTTTCTTCGCAGCGGCTCTTAATTTTGAAGCTGGAATTTTTTCGCCTTTCTTTATTCCTAAAGATTTACGTAAAGCTCCCGGCTTTTTAATTGCCTTCTGTATAAAATCTTTCGCCATAAACTACTTGTTTATTTTGCCAGATTTTTTAGCCTTAGAACCAGATTTACCATAAGAGTCATCTCTTGATGCTTTTAATTGTTTCTTAGTTCTTTTCTTTTTTATTCTCATTGCGATAGATTCATCTTTTCTATCTTTGTAGCCTTGTTTCTTTTTCTTTTTAACAGAACCGCCTTTTTTGTACATAGCGCCACCTTTCATACCCATATCATCTGGATAATAACCTGACTCCATATCTCTTCTTCTTGTCGACATTCCACCCATAGCTTTTTTTACTCTTCCAACTTGTCCTCTAGGTTGAGTAACTTGTTTATTAAATCTTGGATTTGCCATTATTTTTTTCCTCCATTGTTTCTAAATATTTGTGTACCCTTTATACCATATATGCTCGCGACGACAAGGATCCACAAATTTGTAAACCAACTAGGGAGTGCCGCGAAATGTTCAAAGAACACATTCACTTTGTCCATAGCTGATGGATCGTCACTTACAACTGCCCAGGCCAAAATTGCTATAGGCGCTGAGAGAATTAATAAAACTGCCTCGTCCTTCCAATCTGAATCTCTCGATTCAAGAAGTTTTCCCTGGTAAGCTTCCTTACCTTCAGCCATACGAGATGCGTGCATAAGCTGTGCATCTGACATAGCTATCTTCGTCTTCTGCTTATTAGCGTAAATTTTACTACCAGCAGAGACGGCTAATTTAATTGCCGAAAACCACATATTAGTACCAAGTAGCTTTTACAGGTTTTTTATCAGGTCTCATTCTTCTTGTGCCTTTAACGACAACCGTTTGTGATGTAAACGGATCAGTCATTTCCACAGGAATCCCACCTTGTTGCTCACCTTTTGAGTTTGCACCAAGTTCAGGAACAACTTTTACATTGTCTCGACCTTTGTTTATTTTTTTAATCATAGTTTCTCCTTAATTTTCTTTATATCTATTTTTTCTTAAAATTTCTACCGAAATCGTTAATTTTACTAGCATCAGCCATTGTTTGTTTAGTTAATGATACTCCTGCACGTAATCCAGCTAGTTCTTGGTTCTGTTCTAGCTTTTCATCGTGTTGTTGGTCGTTCATCATTGCTCTCATTGTGTCTAAATCAAGTCTTGATTCTCTATTCATAGCTTGTTCTTGATCATTTTTAGCTTTGATGTCTAGTTCACGTGATTTTAATTTTAATAATGGGTCACCACCTACTTCAGAACTAATTTTGTCTTCTTCTTTAGCGTAATCCATCATCATTTCAGCAATTAATTTAGATTTTCTTGCTTCAATGTTTTGTGTTATCTGTTGAACACGTTGAGTCATCTGCATTGCTTGTGGATTTTGTTGCATCATCTGTGGATTTTGCATCATTGGTTGTAATTGTTGTTGTATCATTTTCATTTCTTGCATTTCTTCTACAAATTCTAATTGAATTTGCTCTTGTGCCATTAAACTAATGTGTTCTAAAATATTTTTTTGTAAAGCCATCATTGCTACAGGATTATTTTGCACCATAGAGATAGACATAAAACTTAAATGTGTATCAATATGAGCTTTATGATCTTGTCCTGGAAATGCTTGAAAAGGTTTTCCATTAATTGCCATAATATTTTCTAAAGCTGGATCCATTGGTTGTGGTTGAGCTGGTGGTGGTAAAATTGCATTTACATTTTTCACACCCAACGCATCATACATAGATCTATATGCTTGATATAAATTATGCATACGAGGATTTGATTGCGCTAGTTGTAATTGACTTTGAGCTATAGATATTCTTTGTGTTTGTGAGAAGATGTTTGGATCTGCTACAGGTAAAATATCTATTCTTTCATCAAAGTCTTGTACTTTAATTTCACGTGTTGCACCTGGTACATCGTAAGGATAAACCGGTGGTAAATAAGTTTTAAAAACTTCTGCTAATAATTTAAATTCTTGTTTAAGTCCTACATAAATTCTTTTATGAATTGCTGACATTACCCGCGATCCACGTTCCAATAACGCCACAGTAG